TGGGAAGAATATATGAAAAATCGTATAGAGTATCGTGGAATGCCTGGCGATCAAAATATCATAACTGCGTTAATTAAAAATCACAAAGACACAATCTCATTTCCTGATTCGTGGACACAATCATATAAGTGGTTTAATCGAAAAGGTGAAAGATTCCATAGTACAAAATGGACATTTGAACAAGACCCTAACGCCAAAGTATGTGTATTTCACGGTAGTCCGAACCCTAGTGATTCGAAAGAATCGTGGGTAATTGACTTGTGGAAGTAGTAAAATAGAACAAAATAAGAACATTTATCTCAAAAAACCTAGTAAAATCAACGCAAAATAGTCCTTGACTAATGGCTATTTTCCCTATAATATAATAGTATATGAAGAAAAAAATGTTATTAATCAACCAAAATAATTCAAAATATATGTTGACAAATAACTTAAAATATGATATTATTATTATAACAAAGGAGAAAACACTATGTCAAAAATAAAACAATACATTGAAACTTCAGTAGAAAACGCTGTTGATAAGATCATTAATAAATTAAAAGATGGTCAAATTGATTTAGATACTTGTAAATCTAAAATATTAGAAATTGACAACCTTGAAATGGTTGGTATTGATGAAGATAATTTAGAAGAAGTAATTACTATGGAGTGTCAATAATGAGTAAAACTTTTAACGTTTGTTATTTAAGAGAGTATATGGATCCAGAACATCAAGGCGAATTTTTCTATGCCTATGAAACTGTATATAGAAATGTACCTAACAAATTTAAGAAAGTTTTTACAGATAAAGTAAAACTAAAGATTGTAAAATTTTTAGATTGGAATTATAAAGAAACTGCAACTAATTATACAAAAATTTCAAAAGTAGAATTAATTGATGAAGAACGTTATTATACAACATATGAAGATGTGTTTGGTGAAACTGCTTTAAACGATAAAAAATTATTCCACGACTTTGGTCAACAATGGGATAGACAATCATTAAGAAAAGATTTTGATATAAAGAAAACTTATAAACACGTGCAACACTATAACGATAAAAGGGTAAACTAATGAAATATAGAGAAGATGAAATTTTAGATGAAGTAAAAGAATATATTGGTAATACTTACAACCAACACTATTCAACCACTAAAGATGGTTTCCAAGTACAAGATATGTTAAGACAACTTGATATAGATAAAGACTTCTGTCAAGCAAATGCGATTAAGTATCTATGCAGATATGGTAAAAAAGATGGTTACAATCGAAAAGATTTATTAAAAGCAATTCACTATATTGTTTTATTGATGAGTAGTGAAGACGAAGAATATATTAATCAAATGGAAGAAGATGCAATAGAAGCAAATAAGAAGGAGGACTAATATGACTATTGATACAAATATTGTTTACTCAGACAAAGATGTAAACAAAAATTTATATAGAAAAAAAACTTACTATACACTTGTTGTTGAACAAGAGGTATTGGCAAAAGATAAAGACGAGGCTGACCAAAAGTTTTTAGATGACGGTGGTATTGACCACTCTCAAATTAACCACGAAATAACAACTGCTAAAAATGGTGTAGAAACATATATGGTAGATGCCAATTATTCAGAAAGTGGTAATACAGAGTATATGGGTAAAGTGCTTTATGATTTATCAGATCCTCATGCTAAAGAAGAGGGATATGTAGAAATTGACACATATGCTGATGAAGTAATGCCAGATGTAGTAGATACAATGATACAATTAGAAGCTGATTTAGCAAGAGGTAAGTAATGCACGATTTATTAAGACCATTAGAAGACCTAAAAGAAATTAAAAAATCACTAGGTGAAAATGTTGATAACAAAACAATGAAACTTATTGATACAAAGATTGCTGAATATGAGAGTGATATAAAAGCAGTTGATGAATATTTAAAAAATGAATCAATGAAATATGATACAAGTTTTTTAGATGAAGTAAACACAGCACACGCAACAGAATCAGTACAATGTATGGGTGTGACAGGATATGAGGAAGACAAGTAATGCCATTTGACGCTAAAGCTTTAAGAAATCATAGGGAAGAATATGTTTTACAAGACATAGAATATTTTAAAGTAAATGAATACATTGGAAAGTCAAATTGGAAAAGACATTATTTTAAATCATACAGAGATGCAATTAAAACATTTAAGAAATTAAAAGAGATAAAGAGAAAAGTATTAATCTATGCTTGTAGAAATGATGAGTTAGGTGAATTATCAACAGGTATCAACGATAGGAGTATATTTAAAGATGTCTAATCAAAGACCAGGTAAATTACAAAAACCTTTAGATAGAAATGGTGATATGCAAGTCTATAAGTTTTTTAAGACAGCAGCGATGATCCTAAATGATAGTGGAAAAGAAGACGAAGCATTTTATTTTGAGCAGATGGTTGATTGGTTGCAGAGTGGTAAACCACTACCAACTAGTGAAAAAGATATAATAACAGCACTTGGAGTATAACAACTATGAGTTGTAATATATTGAAAAATAGGGGTATAGAGAGTATCGAATCAAGTATGATTTGCCAATCCAGCGGTCGCTCAGCGGCACAAAAATCAATAAAATCAACGATTTTTAGAGGGTTGACAATTAAATCAATACCTGATAGAATAAAGACATTATTAACAACTAAAACGGAGGACTACAATTATGACATCATTTAGATACGATAAAGAAAACTTGTTTAAAGAGTTTGAAATCGCAAAGAATAAAGATTTGAAAAAGAGTAAAAATACTTATTCTAACCGTATTCAATTTCTAAAAGAACATAGAGATTTGAAAAAGAGTAAACCCGCAATCTATGAGTTTTTAGATATTAACTTTGATAATCTTATTCTCGCTTACGAAGACAAAAGTCCGAGAGATTATTTTTATAAAAAAGTATTCGGTATGACATACGCTGAGAAAAAGGCTGAAGAAGAATCAGAATATTATGATTTGACAGATGGTAAAAAAGTCTATATGAATAAGAAAGTGCAAGATACAGATACAGTACAATAATGACTAGAAAAGAGAAGTTAGAAAAGTTGAGAAAAGATCATTACAAGTATATTAAATCACTTGGCGTTGATATTGATTTAGATACAGGTAAGATTAATAATACATTTGAAGGTTATGATATGCCAGATTTAAAATGTAGACCCTCTCTTCCAACTTCAGATAGAATTGTAGGTGATACTAAAAAACGTATATACTCCACACAAATACCTACAGGCAAAACAATTAGTGTGGCGTATAACAAAGGTCCATATATGATCGTTGATGCTGTGGACTTTAAAACAATGGGAAAAAAGGTATAGTATGAAAACAATGATGATGATAACCATTTTAGTTTTAATGACAACTATAATGGCAAAATCAGAAGAACAAACATATACGGTTTCAGAAACAATAGAAACTGTTAAACAAATACCATCTAATGTGAGTAATTGGGCTCAATCAGAATGGACCGATATTAAAGAATATCAAAAAGCAAGTTGGGAACAAGGTAAAGAACAGAACGCTGCCAATTGGGCAAAGATTAAATCTTTCTTTACAAACTTAACAGGACAAGGCGATGCTTCACAAAATTAGTCAGTTCTGTAATAAGATTGATAATCTAAAAAGAATGTCAGATAAACTTCGGACTATGAAGTATGGTAATCCGAAGGCATCTGATGAAGAAATAGACAATATGATTTTGGATATTCAATCAGAATGTTTGTTATTAGCTAGTGATAAATCAAAATATGAAAATAACTATGAAGATAATGGTTTACCAAAAAATTTTACAGATAAATTTAGAATAGAAGATGATGGAGGAGTATAATTATGAATGATAAAGAACTAACAATAAAAAACTTAAAAGATAGAAAAGAAGAAATTAACGAAGAATTAGAAATTAAAAATGTACAATCATTAGAAGATGAACTGTACGAAATAGAAGATACATTAAAAAAGTTAGGTGTGAATGAGAATAATACTGTTAATTTTAATTAGTATATTAATAACAAACTGTACTGCGAACCGATCGCAAGTTGGTGCTGTTTTAGGAAGTACCACAACAACTGGCTCGTGTGTGGCAATGGGTGTTGAAAATCCATATATGATTGCCGCTTGTGCGATGACAGGTGCTTTTGCTGGCGCAGAGATTATGTATAATTCAGATTATGATGTACACAATGCGGTATTTGTAGATCATTTAAATACAGGTCCAGGCACTTCATCATATACAAATTGGTATAATAAGAAGACAGGTAATAGTGGTATAATACACACAACAAGCTCATATTTAAAAGGTCCTATAAAGTGTAAAGATTATAGTGCTACGGTTGATATAACAAACAACTGGCCTTTGATTGGTGTTGGTGGTGTGAATAGAAATACAATATTTGGTGTAGCGTGTCAAATGCCAGATGGTAGATGGGTAGAATATAAAGGTTAATATGAATAAAAAGAGAACATTATTTTTAATATTTTTATTATTATTAATATTGCCAGGTTTAATTACCGTGGCATTTTCACAGGAAGTAATAGGATTAAAAGATGATTTATCAGGTAATACTGCACCAGTAGATAAAGTAGAAGTTATTGCAGTATTAGAGGGTGATACATTAATTTTAAATGATGGCAGAAAAATAAAAGAATCCGAGTTTAGTGAAACAGTAAGTAAAGCAGAAGATGTATTAGATAAACTTCAAAAAATAGAATTAGCAAAAGGTAAGATTTATTACGATAAAGTAAAAATAATAGAACCAGAAATGGTAAACGATCAATATTGTTTTGTTAAAGTTATCATAAAACAAAAAGGTGATACTATTATTAAAGAAGAAATTTTGGAATGCGCTGATG